GGCAGAGTCAATCAGGCTCTGTTCACTGTTAAACAAACCCAAATAAGTGAATCACCGATTCATGGATTGGTTACTGAACCGATAACAAAGCCTGCTCATCTGGAAGACTTTGAATTTGAAGGAGAACATGTGAATATGGACTTTAACTTGGATAAATATTTTGGACCTAGTAATGTTTATATACCACCTGAAGATTTGCAAATTTTGGAGGATTATGGAGTGAAGGCTTTTGCTATCGATGAGGAAAATCAATACTTGATGAGAGAACTCACATATGAAGAAGCGATTCAAGGTGTTCCTGGTGAAGAATACCTACCATCTATGAATCGACAAACATCACCTGGCTACCCCTACGTCCTAAAAAGGAAAGGTAAGGGTAAGACACAATGGTTAGGTAAAGATGGAGATTTGACGGTTGACAATGAAGAATTGAAAACTGATGTTGAAACCTTGCTTGATCATGCATCACAAGGACTGCGAGATTCCGTTGTTTTTACAGCGTTGTTTAAGGATGAGAGACGACCTATTGCTAAGGTAAATATGGGTAAAACTCGCATTTTTGCGGGTGGACCTATGCATTTTACTATTGCTATAAGGATGTTTTTCCTCGGCTTTTGTGCAGCGTTTATGAAACAACGGATACGAAATGGATCGTTGGTTGGATCGGATGTACATTCATATGATTGGACTCGGTTTGTGAAATATCTGAATGAAGTTTCAGATACCAATGAACCAAATTTTCTGGCAGGCGACCATGGTAATTTTGATGGATCTTTGATCTTACAAATGTTATGGGTCGTGTACCGGATAATAGAACGATTATATGGACGTGCAAATAATTTGACTACTTATGTTTTGTGGAGTAGTATATGTAATTGTGTTTTGCTTTTCAAGACATTGTTGTTTATGTTGACACATTCACAGCCATCTGGAAATCCGCTGACCACAATTATAAATACTATTTACGGTCGTTTGTTATTTTTCTACACTTTGTTACTTTTGTTACGGGATATTATCGAGAAGGGAGATGATGAACAAGTCGAAAAGGCTTTGATCATTATCAAGAATATTGATAATTACTTCCGTGCGGGTATTTATGGTGATGATATTACTGCGGTACTTAATCACGATTTGCGTGGTTTGGTGACTCCAGATGATATTACACGAAAGATGTTAGTACTTGGACATAAATTTACTGATGAATTGAAATCCACAGGAAAGCAGGAGTATCGTACATTGCATGAAATCTCAATTTTGAAGAGAAAATTTGTTTTTGAACCAACTTTGAATAGATGGTTTGCTCCTTTAGAGTTGACTGTCATTTTAGAGATGATGAATTGGGACAAGTGTAAGAATAAGTATGAAAAATACGAACAATTAGCACAAAACATCCAGACAGCATGTGTGGAGTTTGTGTACCATGGTGAAGAAGTTTACAATAAGTGGACAAAGAAGATTAGAGAAGCTCTTATTGCTGCCAATTTGGAGGGGAAAGTTAATATGCCTTTGTTGTCATATGCTGACTTTTTCACATTGGTGACCCGAAGAAATTTGGGACTCAAATCTAAATTGTCCAATTTTGTGGACGATTTTATGCCGTGGTAAATATGATTGTATATATTCTATTCTTGATGATAGTTGTAATCATTGAATAGAGGACAATCACGACGTCGAGGGGTTTTTACCCCTATTGTGCATTTGTGTGCGACGATAAAAATAAAAGCTAAATGTACCAACTGTAGATAGTAAATATTGATACGAATTTACTATTGAATTTTAAAGTATTGCTGAAACTGTAGATATTAGTCCAATGAGTAGAATGATGGCCGCACCAAGTAGTGGTGGCGGTGCGTCCTTGGCTGCCAATACGTCTGAAGAAATGGATCTTTTGCCAAAACAAATTTTGACATTCCAGGAAGTTGCCCCTGCACAGGAGCAAACTCTTCCGGGAGAGTCGGAATTGGCCGAAGAACTCAAATCGACAGCTGTTGAAGGCCGAGGACATAATATAATCGACTTTTTAGAACGAGTTTACAAGATAGCAGATGGAACAATACCAGAAGGTGGAGCTCCAGGTGAT